GCTGACGGAAACGGTCGAGTTCGCAGCTACCGGAGTGAGCGGTGATCGCGTAAGCGGCACTATCGACCTGGGTGCGTATGTGGATGTCGGTGACCAACAGGCAATCGCCATCGAATCAGTAGACTTCATCATGCAGATCGGTACAGACTTCGGTGGAGCATTGAAGCAGGCCTGCACAGCTGATTGTGCGTACTCAACTCAACTCACTGACCTCAACCCCGGCAGTGAGCTTGTTCGAGCAGACGACAACTCGTTGATTGCTTCTGGAACTATGGATATTGATTTCACTAACAATGCCGGAACAGCCACACAGGACTTCTACCCGGACAACTTCGGCAAGCTGGATGAGTCGAGGATGGTCGTCAATGATTCACTTTACCTGGTAAGTGGTATCGACGGTGGTGATGTCGCTACGGCGATTGTGTCAATCACGGCCCGCATCAAGTGTCGCATCGTCAAACTCGGCACCAAAGATTGGATGGCCATCGCTATCCAGAGCACGGCCAGTGACAACTGAGGTGGTTAGCCTGGCTAACTTCTGCCCGAATTGTGGAGAATCCCTAGGCTCACAACCCTCGTCTTCGAGCGTAATGACATCAGCGATCACTCCGGAGCGTGTCAAGAAGGTCAAGCGCAAGGCGAGCGCGTACAACAAGCGGTATGCGAAGGCGTACAAGCGCCTCAAGAAGAAGCATCCTCGGACATCCTTCGCTGGATTGGCGAAGAAGGCACACCGATTAGCCAGGAGGAAGAAGTGAATGGCAAAAAAAGAGCTCGTCAAAGAACGATTGCTCAGACAATTCATTCCTCCGCTCGATGTCGGCGTAGACGGATCAACATTCACTGCCGGTGGAGGAGGGTGGAAGGTTCTCACTGCGGTAGACTCCACCGGCAACCCAACCTATTGGGCCGTCTTCCGTAGTTACTTCGACCTCTCGGGATTAGTGGCAGAGCAGGAAACGCTCTTCACCGTTAACCCGATGTTCCAGGAAGGATGTGACTGGAACTATCTGTCGACGAATGCCGCCGGAGCGCTGCAAGTCTGGGACATGGTCAGTCAAGAGTACATCACCGATGCTACCTTCGATGGCGTCGTTCCACTTTCGGGTAATTGGATTCCCCCTGGTCTAAGTGGAGGTGAGGCACAATTCGGTCTCAAGCGTGTTGGCGACTCCTACGAGTTGGAGGACATTCACTATGGGAATGCCAGGTCTTTCCAGAACGGGGCCATAACTCTGATCGGCGGAGCGAACGCTGTACCCTTCCTCCCGAATCAAACCCGGTCTTCTTCATGGGGTGTCGGGTCGGCCACCGCAGGACAGAAATTGTACATCTGTCGAGCGGTCCATCTAACCAGTGCGCTAGCGCCAGAGCCAGGGAATGCAATCCGCTCACCACCGACTGCTGTGGTGGTTCCTTCCCTCATCGCCAAAGAGACAGACCTTCGATACATTGAGCGTCTCCGGCGTTCGTATGTCACCGCATCCACGGTGGATTAGATGGTCGTCAGTTTCGCCATCGGTCTCGGATGGAACCGATTGGTCAAAGGTGACACTTGGAAATATGTGATAGGAGCCCTTGTTGCACATCCATCAACTCGGGGATACCTTTGGAGGGGGGCTAAGTGGGGTGCTCCATTTGCATGGTCTGCTGCTAGGATTGTTGCAGGGGATGCAGCGATCATAGCCAGGGCAGCGGCTACCACGAGGACAGCGGCGGCGATTGGAACGGGAGCGACGCTTGTAGCAGCAGTAGGAGTCGGCTACACCGCCGGAGCCGTTACCGGTACAATCATCGTCAGCCAGGCAGAGGAGAAAGAGATCGTCTACGAAGGAGCGACGGCCGATGTCCTTGACTTCTACACAGGCGAGGGTCAGTATTGGACACAAGGTGCAGATGACCCGACGCCTGGCTACTTCAATATCCCTGGCAATGCATCCTTGATCGCCAAGACCTACTGGAATAGGTGGACTTGAAAGTCTAGGACTATCGTGTGTACTCGTTCAGGGATTGCTGTTCCCTGGGTACGCGTACGGAATTCCCGCACACTGGGCAATACCAGGTTCTACGTTCGAGAGAGAAAATCATCTTCGTATCGCACACACTGTACCCGAGGCAGAACCCATTGAGATAGTGTTCGACATGTTCTCTACAGATGGTCATTCAATCACCGTCCTTCAATCTCTTGGCTTCTTCTAATTCTTGCATAATCCATTGACGGTAATTATTCAAATCTTCTTCATTCAACCAACCTGCACTCATGAATGCCATCATTGCATTTCGTATTCCCTCAAAATAACCGAGGTCGTAATCTTCACTCATTCAATCACCCCTGGCTTCTTTCTTTCCTTCTCGGATCATCTCATCCCATCGCTGCCACTCCATCAACATCAACTCTAAGGCCCTAGAGCGGTTGTTCGCTGCATGCAGACGTGCGTATTTGTCTATCATAGCCCACGTTCCAATGGGTATTCGTACACAGATGTTCGTGAACGCTCCCTGATTGGCCATGACAGCCCGGTTGCTTCTCCCTTTGCCCATATGAACGGCGACCGGATATCCCTATAATAATACTACTACACTAGATGCGCAGGGGCCTAGATTAAGTAACCAATGGCTCGCTTCGCTACGCTCATGGCACGTTGCCTGTCCGAAGGAGCAACGGGTTAGCGCCTTAGTCAGTGGGATGAGCGTCCACCTAGGTACGATCGAGAAGATAAGGCCGTATTACGGACGCAAGCGCCCGTGCAACGGCCGGATTCAGGAAGAGCTCATCCCCGAAAGCGGAAATCTATAGATTATATACCGAGTACGCGTACGGGGACCGATGGCTAAAGCAAAGACTGGCGCATTCTGGCTGACGGAAACGGTCGAGTTCGCAGCTACCGGAGTGAGCGGTGATCGCGTAAGCGGCACTATCGACCTGGGTGCGTATGTGGATGTCGGTGACCAACAGGCAATCGCCATCGAATCAGTAGACTTCATCATGCAGATCGGTAC